ACCTGTGCGGACGGATTTGTATATCCTCTTTCAATGTTTGAAATTACCTGTCCTGAGCACCCGGCATACTCACCGAGCTGCAACTGGGTGGCCCCGGATTCTATCCGCAATTCCTTTATCTTTTCTCCAATATTACTCATACAACCATACCTATTTTAAAGCGTTGTTTAAATACGGAACAATTTTGTTAAAATCTTCTAAGTTTACCATAGAGGTATTTTGTTTGAAGGAACCGTCAGCACCCTTTAATAATTGGAACGAAATCATGTCCAGACCAGTTTCTTCTTCAAGCACAATTATTGTCACGGAATCATACGGAAGCTTTTCTGGATTCTCGCGATAGTAATTACCATATAGTGACAATGAAGATTGTATGTCACTCCATAGAGCCTCAATAGACTTTTCTGATAGAGTATATCCAGTATCAAGAGTAACGTATAAATCATTATCTGATATAGAATATTTTGCTTTTTCTCCAAATGATTCTAAAACCCAAGCCTTTGCTCCAGCTTGCGACATATCTTCTTGAGCCTTTTCTTTTTTTAATTCGGTTAATTCTTTTTGAACCTTTTCTAATTCGCTAACTTTTGTGTCATAATTCTCTTGAGAAACGGAAGATGCACATCCAGTCAACATAGTGGCCGAAATAAACAACGCAATTAAAATCCTTTTCATATTATTTCCTCCTCCCCCTTCGGTACCACTCGAAGGGTATTATTTTGCTTCTTTCAATTTTCTCGAACCCTCATTTTCTTGAGTCATTCTCTTAATATATCCTCTTAATTCTCCTTT